TATGTACATTTTAATTAAATGCCGTTTGAGCCAATCTTCCCATAGCCGTTAGAAGCGCTAGAGCTACCCATATACAGACGAAGGACATAAGCATGGTCCAAACGCGTTCGTACACGCATCTATCGCCTCCTATGGGTTTCAACCACCCATATATAACAGCTACGATAATAGTTATTAGTAGGAAATTTGCTCCTGCTGTTGTCATGCCTTAATCCTCCGGTACTTGGTTGAAGTCTTTAGATACCTCTTTTAGGTGCTCTTTGAGGTAGTAATGGCTAATGTAGCCCTTAATGGGTCGTATTCCTGCATTGCGTCGCCATATGTTCTCTACAAACGTGAGGATGCAGGCGCGAGCGGGTAGTAGTTGGTTGCCGAGTAATGTAAGGTCGAATATAAGGTCTCCCCAATTCCAGTGCCACAGGTCCTCGAGAGTTGCGAATACGAGGGCTATTATGACTGCGGAATGGAGGACGTGGATGGCATCTATGTGCCACCTCTCCTTAAATGGGACGTCCTTGCGGTTCCTCATACTCCTACATTCTCATCGAAGGCTTTATTGAACTCGATCTTAAAGTATACTTGATAGAACGTGCGAATTAATTCAGGCACTTCAGCGCCGTGCTGGGCTAATACACTATCTAATGTGTCGCCTTCGCGTACTTTGAAGTCTTTACCGGCCAGTTTAAGCATGCCAATGACGGCAGGAAGCTCTTCGCGTTCGCCTCTTAGTACGTCCAGAGCAATACCATTCTTCAATATGTCTATAATGGAAAATACGTTTACTTTGAATTCTAGAAGTAGGTGGTTTAGTACCTCATCTAGGCTTTTCACGTCATTTAGCTTTGTTTTAAGGTCTTGATCCTTGTATTCGGCATTAAATACTAGTTTATCTTCTACTTTGGTGAATTTAGTGTTATACATTTTGTATTTCCTTTTTTACAATTTCTCTATTTCTTTGTACATAAAGTCTATCAAATTTCATCTCCCAATATTTCTAGCGCCAGTACCTCGGCTTCTTCCTCACTATATCCGTCATCAAGTAATTCTTGGTATATTGCTTCGTATCTTGCTTGATCTAGGTACAGATAGTCAGCTGCGTATTGATTGAACCGGTCCATTTTCCATCTCTCTGTCATAGTGGTTTCCTCTCTTCTGATTGTTTATCTAGCTTGACCTGAAGGTCCTCGGCTCTTTGTATGAGCCAATGTAACTTCCCGTTAACTCCTATATATAGGTCATTCATGATCTTCTACCAAATTTAAGAAGGTCTACATACATCATTCTATCTTCAGTTTTAAATCTATACTTCATTGTATCTCTCCTTATTTGCTATACTATTAGTATATACGAAAAAGGTTAATTTTCAGTAAAGATTTTTCATTTTACTGGTTTTATTAAAAATAAAGCATCTTCAAAATGTTTTCTTAGCTGTTTTAAGAAAATTAGCATCCTCTGTAGTGTGTTTTTTACATGTCTAAGGGCATTTCTGTTTTGTTTAACAGCTTCAAGACAAAGTTCAGGTGTTTGTTCTCTCACATATCTAAGGGCATTTCCTTCTTGCTTAACAGCTTCAAGACATATTTCAGGTGTTTGTACTTTTACATATATAAGGGCATATCCATTTTGTTTGACGGCTTCAAGACAGAGTTCAGGTGTTTGTTCTTTTACATATTCAAGTGCATTTCCGTTTTGTTTGACGGCTTCAAGACAAAGTTCATGTGTTTGTTCTTTTACATATCTAAGGGCATATCCATTTTGTTTAACAGTTTCAAAACATAATTTAGGTGTTTGTTCTTTTACATATCTAAGGGCATTTCCTTCTTGCTTAACAGCTTCAAGACAAAGTTCAGGTGTTTGTTCTTTTACATGTCTAAAGGCATATCCATTTTGTCTAACAGCTTCAATACAAAGTTCATGTGTTTGTTCTTTTACATATTCAAGTGCATTTCCGTTTTGTTTGACAGCCTCTAGATCAGTTATTTTTTCTATTTTATACATTTTAATTCTCCATTAATTTCATTTAGCTAAAAGAGGGTTAACACCGATTCATGTTTGTCGGAAGTAAAGACTATTTGCACTGTATGTGCACCTTTGTCTACCTCTGAGCCAATTAAGAACCTCATTCGGCTCATTAGCTCGGCAAGTTCTTCCTTTTTAGCAGCGGACAGTCGGGGAGTAGAGCGTTTATTTGCTCGGCCGACGTGCTGTATATCTCTTTGAATTTTCATGATTAATAACATACCCCGCTTTTAACGTATGCGCATTGACGTGGTTTCGGCTTTTCAGCCCCCTCCACATATGCACTCATTTTGTCAGTATTGTAATTATGCATTGAAATAAAACCGAATACTATCAACCCTAAAACTCCGACACAAAACAGGAAGAGTCCTACTGAGAATTCTTTTTCAGGAAGGGCCTCAGCGCCTCCCTCCAACATCTCAAAAATACCCATTATCATGCTAATCTCCTTGTTCGCTTTGCCGTTACGCTTAGAGGGCTTGAAGGACCGCAGAGGCGTTCTTGGTAGAATAATAGGCCCATTAGATCGCCGACAGTTTCGGTGCTGGTGTACATAGTCGGGCTGACTTTCTTAAAGCCATATTCTGCCAATTTTGATTTAAATACTGTGTGAAGTGTTGGGGTGTTTGATTGTACTTGAATTCTATACATATTTATGGTGCCTCCCAATTTAATGCTTCTTCCATTTCTTTTTCCAGTTCCGCTAGAACATATTCGTCATATCCCTCCCAAAATTCAGAATCTGGGTCATTAACTTCGGCCTCCAGTAAAGCTAAGTCGCGCTTTAGTGCTGCCATTTCAAAATCTATAATTCTTGCTGACATTTTATCTCTCCTGCGTTGTGGGTTTTGAAGGGGGATTAGCCCTTCGTTAGACTTTAGATCACCTCTCTTTCGATCTTTTTAAGAGTTTGCATTTTTGGTTCTCCTGCTATTTTACCTAGTTGACGTTTTCCCGAACCGTCGGGCTGGACCATAACTACTATAAAGGCTAGTAAAATCATGATCCCCTTGTACATTGTCTTAGCTCCCTTAATTAACTTATACTCTTAGTATACACCTTGAACCTGCCTTCGGTCAAGGAAAAAAGGCGGCCCCTTATAGGGACTCGCCTTCTATTATCTGTATTATGTGTTCTGCGCCATTATCTACTTGACATAAATAGTCAAGAATACAGCCGCCGACTTCTTTATCTGCGTATTGTTTTCTTAGTAGGCCGTTTAATACTGGGCTATACTGCCGCAATACTGCCGGTATTTCATCGGAGCGGTATGATCCGACCAAAATGGCATTAAGACGCATGATAGCCTCTTTATTTCCTACATGGTGGTGCGTTAAATGCATCATAGTAGGTATGTCGTGGCTGATTCCCCATGTATGGAACATTAATTCTATATTCATTTTATTACTCCTACCATTGTCTCACCGTATAAAAGGTAAGAAATTGTTTCTACTTTGTATAGGCGAATTGCCGTATTAAATATTTCCAACTTAACTATATCCAAATCTCGTCCGGCCGTCTGGACCGCAATAAACCTCTTCTTATTTGGTTTAGTAAAGTATTTAGGCCTCTGTATTTCAATTGGCCGCACATCTAAACTGCAAGGAATAGGCTCCCGAATGCCTATTACCTCTATAATTGTCCTGCTACACCGCATACATATCTTCAAGCAGTAGCTGTTCAATCTGCCTTTGCAGGCCGCGAGCACCTAACTTGGTCTCTTTTACCTTCTTAATGATGGCATTGTAGTCTTTTTTCTTCAGTTTCCACTTAATTCCGCGTACTTCAAACAGTTTCTGGTACTGTTTCACGATGGAATTCTCAACTTCAGTTAGAACTTTGAGCATATCCTTGTCGCTTAGCTCGTGCAGCGTGATATATGTACCAATTCTACCTAAGATTTCCGGCATAATTCCATAATCGATAATATCACTCTCTAAAATTGCCCTCTCTCGAGTGGATTCGTTGAAACCGAGGCTCACTTTACCTTTAACTTTCGAGGCTAGACCTCCAAAAGCGCCGGCAAATACAAAAGTGATACTTGTTGTGTCAATTTCTATCTTCGCTGCACCTTGCTTTTCAGAATGTGTCTTAGATATATGGAATATACCGCCTTCAACCATCTTTAAAAGCGACTGTTGTACGGCTCCCGTACTGACATTTCCCCGGTCTTGCGAGGATGTAGCTAATTTGTCGAACTCATCGAGAAAAATAATACCTCTTTGAGTTTTATCGATATCACTATCTGCTGCGACATATAGCGACGTCAAAATTGTCTCAACGGAATCGCCTACATAGCCTTCTTGCGTTAGTTTAGTGGCATCCTCGATTACCATAGGCACATCTACAAATTCAGCCGCGACCTTAACTGTGAGTGTTTTACCTACTCCCGAATCGCCGATTAGCAAAATATTCGATTTGCTTAGCTTTTCCGTGGACTTTTTCACTGTTGCATTGTACTTTGCGCGATGCATATGATTGACCATTAAAGTAGAAATAGCCTTTTTGGCGTAATCCTGACCAATAACGTGTCGATCCAAATATTCGCGAATCTCCAAGGGTGTCGGAATTGCAACTTCCTCTACTTCCTTTTGGGCTTCAAAATTAGGATCAAACGGTCCCTCGTACATTTTACCTGCCGGAGGAAATAATCGTCCGTTAATTCTTACTGTGTAATCGTCTCTCATGTTCTACTCCTCTTGTCCATATGTTTCATTATACCACTTAGCCGTCTCTTCTACAAGCCCGAGCGCTTCCCCCGTGTAGTCCACTACTCCATCGACAACGCCGACCTCCATTAAGTACTTATCTAAGAAGAAAACATCTTCGCTCCCCGTAACAGCATCTACCATGAGCTTTTTAGCCCTGCCTGGCGCAACTGTGCTTACAAATGAAGCCATTTTATACCGGTGCCTAAATAGAACACTCTCATCAAGCGCTACAAGGTTAGAATCTTTCGTGTCGCCCCAACGTGCCGCATGTAACATAATATGCGCTCCCGGCGATAACGTCTTACTGGAACCAGCCAACAAAAGTAGTGCGGCAAATGATTCCGCCTTACCGGCGACGTGACAATGAATTGGTATTTGCACCATCTCAGCAATAATAGAAGGATCTGTAGCGCCCCCTGCACTGTCAATGATTAAGCACGCATCCTGCACAGCATCAATCTTTAGCGTCATAATCCAATTCTTCAGATGCATTAGGTCTGTACGCCCAACATCACCCCGTAGTAACATCGTGTTATGCCCAACTTTATAAAGACTCGTTCCTTTCAGCATGTCGCTGAGTCCAAATCCCATCTTACTCATGATATAACTCCTCCACCTCTTCGCGATTAGCCTTCTCAATACCTGCAACGAAGTCCGCCACAGATACATCTAACTCCATATCTTCAATGAGCCTGCGTATTATTTCTAAATCCTCTTCATTCATAATTTACCTCCTAAAATAGCGGGCGGGCGTTCTGCCCATCAAATTTCCCGCTCATATTTTCCGTATCGAAAGGGTAGAGAACTGCGTAGGTGCAATACCAGCAATCCTCATCCTCGACATACTCTCTGTCCGCCAGAGTATCCGTGTAGAGATGGAATTTCGCATCTAATATTGCAATATACCTCTCTAATAATTCCTCACTGTCCGCATCGAAAAACGCTAATACGCGCCCTTCTCTAGGTCCCGATGTAACAATCCCGTACCTATACACGAAATTATATGCCCCGCCCACTTCAGGAGTGAACGTAACCATGTCCTTTACGGCCTTTTTAATCTTATTGTATATCTTCATGTATATATCCCTTTGACTCTTCCTTTATAGTATACAACAGTTTTTCACGGAAAGCAAGCATTTATTACAGTTTTTCATGGGAAGTAACCATATTTCATTATTCAAAGTACCTACGTATCATTTTGTGATACATCTCTCAAATAAGTCCTGAATACTCGCCGGGCCCTTATAGATATCTTTTCGAACCTTTCCCTAATAGTTTAGCACACATATTTTAAAAAGTCAAGGGAAAAGATTGATTTATTTAGTACTTGCTTTTTCCGCACATATACGGTATGATATATATAGAAAGTAAAGGAGTACACACACATGGCAATGTTCGGTTCAAGTTGGTTAGACAGGTGTCCTGAGACACACTCTATAGAAGAATTAAGAAGAATGCTTACAGAACTAGCCGGTTTAAAAAAATCGTGCGAGACCAGTAAAAAGGTAATGGAGACGGAAGAATATAATAAAATATTACGTGAAGTGAAAAATAACGGAGAGGGGAAGCACGAATGAGAACACATAGAGCAGGTATAAACCTAATTAAATCCTTTGAAGGATTAGAATTAAACGCATATAAATGTCCAGCAGATGTATGGACTATTGGATATGGCCATACTAAAGGAGTACGAAGAGGTGACCGACTTGAAAATGAAGAGGCTGCCGAGCTACTGTTATCTAAAGACTTAACCATATACGAAAAAGCGGTTAGTAAGGCAGTAAAGGTAACCCTAACAAAACATCAATTTGATGCACTAGTGTCTTTCACGTATAACCTGGGAGGAGGCGCTTTGCGCAAATCAACCCTTCTACGTAAACTAAATGATGGAGACTTTGAGGGTGCCTCAGTAGAATTCCTTAGATGGGTAAGAGCAGGAGGAAAGAAATTAAGAGGGTTGGAACGCAGAAGAGAAGCGGAACGCTCATTATTCAACAGACGCGAGGACATATAATGTTTGAGATAATAAAGAATTTTTGGAAATGGAAAGGCGTAATACTACGAGACCGAGATTGGGACTACCAGTATTTACTGGAAGTAATGCACTATAAACTGAAAAATATGCATAAAGAACAGTCTGCCTGTGAACGTATAGACAACCACAAAAGCATGAGACGATTAGCCATTTGTGTAGAGTTGGTAGGCAGGTTACTTAAAGATGAATATAATATAATAGCCATAGACTCAAGCTACACTGAAGGTCCCCCGACCAATTTTATTGAACGTTGTAAGGTATCGGATGTGAAAAAGTTTAGACGCGCTATACGCAAAGCAGATAAATTAAAAGAGGCTGACCTAGATATGTTAGGAAAATATATGAGTAAGTATTTATGTAGTTGGTGGACTTAAATGAAAGAATATAAGCTAGAAGAACTATACATTGTAATGGAAGAATTATTTAAGTTACCCGAAAGCGACGCTACAGATGTATGTATAGACATACTGGCGGACATAATTATGGTAATGCAAGATGAAGAATAATGTAGTTAAGAGAAAAAGGAAGAAGTTAAAGCAAAATGCAGGCGAACTGGCCGTAACGGAACAGTTAAATGACGCAAAAGTGTCATTTTCTTTCGAACCACATTCATTTAAGTACGATATACCGGCCACTTACACACCCGATTTTGTAGTGCACACTGAAAAAGGGCCTATGTATATCGAAGTTAAAGGATATCATGCAGGAATGCAGCAATGGACTGCAAAAATAAAACACTTTGTACAGCAAAATCCAGATGTGGACTATAGGATTGTCTTCTTGGATGCAAAAAAGAAATTTAATAAGAGGTATAAATCAAACCTAGGCGACTGGGCCACTAAAATGGGAATTCCCTGGTCTGATAAAGGAATAATACCGAAAGGATGGATAAAATGATCAGTATGAATTGGACTGAATTAGGGGAAGCAACTATATTTGCGGTAATAATTATTGCAGTTATAGTTGTATTTAATAGGTATATGGAATGATCTTAAATGAACCTTATATGACGGACCTCACACAAGAGGCTTGGCTACTGCAACGTAAACTATTTATTACGGCCACAGAGGCCTCGGCATTACTAGGTGTGAACCCCTACGTAACTGCGTCAAAGCTACTTAAAGAGAAACCACTACCCCCTACAAAATTAATTAGTCCGTACCTAGATAGAGGGTTGGAGAATGAGCAATCAGTACTAGATAAGGCCGAGGAATGGTTAGAGGGCACCTTAGTGGAGTCTCAAGGATTCTACGCTAACCCTGAAACACGTATATCTGCCACACCCGATGGGATTTTATCAGATGGACGCATGATTGAAGCAAAGTGTACAGGCATACGTAACCTTAGTAAGTGGAACCAATTTCCCCCTGTCTATTATATTATGCAATGTCAGGTGCAAATGTACGTGGTAGGTGCTAAAGAAAACTACCTGCATGCGCGATTTTTTTACAACTGGCCTGAAAAAGAATGTGAGCCAGGTGCAGATAGAATGTACAAAATTGAATACAATGAAGAAATAATTAAAATATGTATTGACAAAGTGGCGAAATTCTGGCAAGCTTTAGAAGAAGGTACAACACTTCGGGCGAACAAGACCGAAACAGAGTATCACACAAACCTATTAAAAAGCACTTGTGAAATGTATAGAGGTAACATAATTATGCAGAAATTCGAAATTGAACCGAACCAGCTATCGATTATCCGTCAAACATGCCTTAAAGCGGCAGCTAAGATGTGTCCGCAACTACCGACAGACGCAGTAATCGAACTAGCATATGTAATTGAAGAGAAGATTTTTTTCGATATTGCTAAAGGATGCGAAGATAACTCACGTAACTTCCTAATACAGATAGGAGCTTGTGTAAACGGATATGTAGAAGGCAAACATGCAAAAAACCTAGACATTAACTGCCTAAGACATTTTGTAGTTGAATCACTTAAATACATAACGAGGAAGTAAAAACGGCCCACCCAGGGGCTGCATGAAGGGTACCGGACATTTTGGCGGACAGACGGTATCTTTCATGGAGCTCCTAGGCCCGCTATCAAAGGGTTACAACAGATAAAACTACCGGACATTCAGGTGGACCTGCCTCAAAGAGCCGTGACGTGCTTTTTTAGGGAAGTCCAAGGGAGGATTTCTGAGAAGATGGCAATAATGCCCTCTTTTATAACAAGATAGGAAAATAAAATATGACAGTAATCACAAAAGAAGAAAACGTATTCATTACACCTACAGGCACAGTAAATTTCTACACTCTAGATGCTCCTTTTGGTGTACACGAGGCCGAATTTAACGAAAAAGGCATGGTGACCAATGGTAAGCTTAGCGTGCGAGTATTGCTCGATGCGACGGATAAAGGCACTAAGGCGCTGCTAACACAGCTAAAAGGTAATGTGTCAATTAAAGAAGTTGTAGTGGACGGTAAGATTCTAGTGCAACTATCTGCGGGCACGAAGTTTAAACCTTCAGTAGCTAATGCAGCCGGCGACATCATTGATGCACCTACCGACGTACGTATTAATGCTGGGGATGTCATGAAAGTGGTACTTAGCATTAGCGAATACGGTTACGAATTTGAAGGTAAAAAGGCTAAGGCGCTACGTCTAAATGCAGTTAAGATTCTCGAACACGACACATCAAAACGCGAGATCCAGGCTGATGAGGGTACAGGAAAGGCAACTTTTCTAGACGCACTGAACAATACAACGGACTCACTAGCCGCAATGAAAGGGTAGTCCCGATAGGGTCTATTTAACACTTATAGGGGCTTTCCGGCCCCTTTTCAACCTTAACGGGATGTAAGAAAAAGGAGCGAAAATAAAATGAGATACATAGCATTTGACTTTGAAACACACCTAATATCCGTAGAACATCCTGCACCTAAACCAATCTGTTTGAGCTGGGCCGAAGGCGATGATTCTGGAATCCTAACTGGCAACGACATGGAACCATTTCTTTTTAAGCTATTAAGCAGTAATAATACTCTTATAGCACACAATTTAAAATTCGAAATGCTCTGTATACACGAATGGTTTCCCGCATTACGCGAACTCACATGGAAAGCCTACGAAGAGCGGCGCCTAATATGCACCATGGTTAACGAAAAGATCATGAACAATTTCCAAAACAAAAATCCCCAACGTAGATTCGACCTAGCCACCCTGGTACAGAAATACTTAAAGATCGACATTACAGCCGGAAAGAAAAACCCCGATGCATGGCGCCTACGCTATGGCGAACTTGAGGATTTAACCCTGTCCGCCTGGCCTAAGGAAGCTATCGACTATTCAATACAAGATTCCATATATACATTACAAGTACACAATATGCAGCAAGCGTCGATAGAATCGCCTTTGTCGTACGTATCCACAAGGGCCGACTTTGTTCTAGGGTTAACTGCGAATCGTGGAATGTCCGTAGATGTCGAGAGAGTATCTGTATTAGAGTCTGAGATCAGGGAGAAACTAACACCTGGGTATGAGTACCTAGAAACCCAAGGAATGGGTAGTATATGTAGGATTACTGGCAAATTTAAAAAGAATATGAAGATATTTAAAGCATATATCGAAAATAATGTGCAGAACCCTCAACGTACTAATAAAGGAGCCATTAGGACTAAAGCCGAATGTATGTCCGGATATATGCCTATAGAGGGTGCCCACGCAGAATTTCAAGGAGTACTAGATACTTTTTTAAATTTAGCAGTATACGAGAAGATTCTTTCGGCTTTTATACCTACACTTAAGGCAGCAGCAGCTAACGGAGGAGTAATACGCACAAACTACAACCCTGTAGTAAGCACTGGACGTACTTCATCCTCTGGATCTAAACTTTATCCCTCTGCTAACATTCAACAGATGCCACGGGCTTTAAAAGGCGTTACATACGATGTGCGAAACTGTTATAAAGCACGGGACGGGTATAAATTAGTATCCATCGACTACGGAGGCCTGGAATTGAGCTCTACAGCTCACCAACTATATTCCGTATATGGATATAGTGCCATGCGTGACTATCTAAACGAAGGCGACACACCTACCGATCTACACAGTAGGTTCGCAGCGCAGGTAATGAGCATGGAAAAGTGCGAAACTGTTACATATGAGAAATTTCTAGCAAACAAAAAAGAACCCGAATACGCCAGGTATCGCCAAATATGTAAAGCTTTGAACTTAGGTTTTCCAGGAGGTATCGGATATGAAGTAATGGGGGGTCAACTATTTAAACGAGGTGTGGATATTCCTAACTTTACCCTCAAAGGGCCCGATAATAAGCCTTTAATAGCTTTCACAGAGAAGCAAGCTACATATTACCTACAGTTAGGACGTAAAAAGAACCCTAACCTACGTGTAAAACGAATAGGGAAGCGCGCTTGGATTTTTATTGTAGATGAATTAGTTGGACTAAAGCAGCGCTATTATGAAATGTACCCGGAAATTGAAACATTTCTAAAAGAAACGCATAATTACTTCTTAACCGGCGACCATAAAATGCAAAAGAATGAGTTTGATGAGTGGGAAAAAGAACCTCTCTACAGATTCAATATTGTAGGCATGAAGAGAGATTACGCTATGTACACTCAATTTTGTAATGGATTCCTAATGCAATCACCTTCAGCTCAAGGCGCTAAACAAATGCTTTGGGAAGTCGGGCATATGTTCCGTGATTCCGGAGACGTTGAATTACTGGCCTTTATCCATGATGAAATCGTAATAGAAGTAAAAGATAATGGAAATTTCACAAATTCCATTGACAAAGTGGCAAAAATAATGCTATCATCTATGCAGAAGGTGTTGCCCAGCGTACGTATTAATGTTGAGGCAGCTGCAATGACATACTGGAGCAAAGATGGAGATGGCTCATTTGAACGTCTTTATTGGATGGATCCGAATTCACAGGAGCTAAAGCATGATTAATAAAGTACAGTGTTTGAAATGTAAAGATATAATTGAAAGTAAGCATCGACATGATTTTGTAAGATGTAAGTGCGGTTTAATCTATACAGACGGCGGACAAGACTATATAAGACGGGGAGGGGATTTTACAGCCATAATAGAATTAGGCGATACTTCAGAGGAAACTAAGAAAAACAATAGCTACATTGTAGCGGCATGGGAGATGTTTAATGACTAAAAAGGTACTTTTCTGGGATATTGAGACCAATCCCGGACTATATTACGGGTGGAGTATGCGATACGAGCCATTCTACCAAATCGAACGTACGTCAATTTCGTGCATTGCCTATAAGTGGGAACATGAAGATGAAGTAAAAGTAATACACCTGTCAAAAGCGGAGTGGAATAAGGACCCAAGAAACGATAGGTCCATAATTAAGAAGATGTCCAAGATTATTAACGAAGCAGATGTTATGGTAGCACATAACGGCGACGGTTTTGATTGGAAGAAGTTCAATGCTTTAGTACTAAAACACAACTTACCCCCTTTAAAGAAGCCAAAATTGGTGGATACTTTAAAGATGGTGAGATCACAAATGAAGTTTGATAGTCACGCACTAGGTGCCCTATGTATAGAATTGAAGGTATCTTTAAAGATTGAAAATGAAAAGAATTTGTTCGTGAAGGCTTTAAATGACTGGGACAAGTATCAGAAACTATGTAAGTATTGTGTAGGTGACGTTGTGGCATTGCAAGATGTATACAATAAGCTTAAACCGTATTGCAAGCCGGCATATCACGTAGGTAAGTTAAGTGGTATTGATCATTCATGTGCGAGCTGTGGGTCGGAAGATCTGGTTAAATTTGGCACATACATTACAGCATCGGCTGAAGTGCAAAGATACAGGTGTAAAGATTGCTTATCTACTGCAACTGTAGGAACCACTTCAAAACGAAACAATAATACAAGAGGAGTAATATAATATGAGGGAACCATTAATTATTAAGGGCGGTAAGAACATTGACTTACGCTCCAACCTGCTCGAATCCGGCATCATTATGCTGGATACAGACTTTAACCCACATATGGCGGCCGTAATTATCCAACAACTGCTATATTTAGATACTCTCGGCACTAAAGAGCCCGTACAGATCTATATTAACAGTCCTGGAGGGTGTGTAGTGAGCGGCTTGGCCATTTATGACACAATTAAACATATGAAGCGTGACGTGGCTACAGTGGCTGTAGGAATGGCTGCAAGTATGGGAGCATTTATGCTGACTTGCGGTGGAAAGAAGGGGCTGCGAAAAGTAATGCCTAACGCACAAGTGATGTTTCACGAAGTAAGTGCCGGCGCTTCTGGCCGAGTTTCCGATATGGAGGTTCGTTTCGAACACACAAAACACTTGAACTTGAAACTGCACACATTGATTGCAAAGGCCACAGGTAAGACTTTGAAAGAGGTTCTTAAGTTGTTCGAGAAAGATGTATGGTTAGAAGGCGATGCAGTAGTTAAATTTGGTGCGGCAGATGCAGTTATATAGTAGAAAAAACCCCCGTTTGGATATTAGCTTAAGGGTTAAGGGGAACAAGGCCATAATAATCTTAGGGCATGTTGACTCATCTAAAGCCAAAATAATAAAAACCCGTCTAGTATTGGAGGATATTGTTAAGGCAATACACGACTACCTAGACACATCGGAGGTAAGGGATATCATGATTAAACAGGAATGGGACAATTCATATACAATGAAGTTCTTTAGAATGCTAAAGAGGAACTGGAAGACTCTTTTAGGTATAATTGTAGGCATAGGACTAGTTGCCTTAGCAGCTAATTACCTATTAGGCACACTATAATGGACAGAGAAATGGAAGATATAAAAAGGAACATAAAATGATTAAAGACACAAAAGGAAAGCTAAGATTAAATCTGGTACCAAATTGTGGATTAGAGGCCGTAGCGCGGGTACGAGAATTTGGAAATAAGAAGTATCCGGGAAATCCCGATAGCTATGTCACAGAAGTATCTGTCGATGCTTTAGTAGAGGCGGCCCGCAGGCACCTTCTAAAACACCAGAAAGGGGAACTATTAGACGAGGAATCTTCAGAAATGCATTTGGCACACGGCGCTACTAGCCTCATGATGGCTATAGAGATACTTTATCGAAATATGGAGGTTCACAATCTGAGTCTTCGGGAAACTCAGCGAATAGTTAAAAAAGAATATAAAGACAGTAGGAGAAACTAAATGCTAATTTTATTACATATACTAATGTCTATACTGGCCCTAGGGGCTTCTTCCGCGCTCCTAATTGCAGTATTAGCGTGTTATAACAAAAAACATGAACTAGACAATATTTTTCTCCTGCTCTCATTCTTTACATCCGCAACAGGATTCGTCTTAGTCGTAGCTGCGTGGATTAATGCTTGACAAATGGCACCTTCGGGTGCTATTCTTGTATGTATAAAGGAGATTTAACAATGAACATTCAAATACTTAAAAGTAAATTAATTGTAATGGCTGCAATCATCTTAATTGCCATAGGCGCCGCTCAGGCTGCCACCACAAACTTCATTACTTTTTCAGGTGTTTTCGTACCGGCCACTGCTTCTAAACTGGAAAAGCTTATAGGTGAAACCAACAAAGTAGTAGAAGTCAAAGAGCGCACCCTACTGAGTATTAATTCACCTGGGGGTCAGGTAGATGCCCTGTATCAGATTATGCATGCGCTAGAGGCTTCAGAAGTGCCTGTAGATACATTCATAGAGGGATATGCCTTCTCTTGCGGCGCTATGATGTTTTTAGCCGGAGAAAGTCGCATCATGACCGAATCTGCGATCATAATGTTTCACTTCCCGTCATACGCAGGGCTTACGTCTCGCGACATGTATAATGTGATAAGTAGAAACGAAAAAGACCTAGACAAGGTATTTATGGCTATATTGATAACAGGAGGGTCTAAAGAGAAGCTAGAAAAATTGGCTGAAGAAATGTCTAAACTTGATGCGGAGTTCATGTCGGCACTGGCGGCAATTATAGGAAAGCCTGCAGCCGAAAAGGTATTGAGGCATGGATATGATACTTACATGACTGCGAGAGAAGCAAAGGCATCTGGAATCGCCACCCACATAATAGGAGAATAAATATGTTTAGAGATTTACGCTGGGTGACACGGCGCCCACGTTTAAAAATGTTTTCTAAATTAACCCCTGTGTCAATAAGTGTCGCGGCTCATAGATGTATAGACGAGCTCAGGATTAGTAATTTGATGCGTAAATATAACTTAAGTGAGAGAGAGGCTCTTAAAAAAGATAGAATTAATAGAAAAAGAATAAAGGAATAAACATGTATACAACAGATTATATATTTGAACTAGCAGAAGCGTACACACCTGGAATTAGGCCCCTACTTGAAGCCGAATACAATTATTACCATTGTTACTTTTCTTATGATGAGAGGGAAGAAATAGTTGCAGCGTTCACTGGATGGAAAAACGCTAAACCAGAACATCGAAAAATAATAAAAAGTTTTATTATAGAAACTTATCTTGAACCTCATCAAAGACATATAGCAGCCCGAATAGGAAAAGGTCTTCCAGTGGAGCCTAAACCTCGGAAATACTTTTTATCTTAGGAGAATTAAACATGTATGAAATGATAGGCGAAGAACCCGATAAAAGTGACTTTGTAATATTTTATATTATTTTTATCGTAGGGCTAATAGCACTATATTTTGGAGAGGTGGAAGTCGGGCTTGTATGTGTATTTGCCAGTATAACACACGTACTGGTATCTATTTTCATATTGCTAGGTAAACTATATAATAGAATTAGGAATTAGAGATGGACATTAAAGACCTTAGACGAGTTGAACTACTTATAGAACATAGACTATGGGAGAAGGTGACACATTGGGTAGAACACAAAGATAGTCCTATGCCTATATATTTACAGTTAGAAACGGTAGAAAATATTATTAAAAGCATAGGAGATAGAGAATATAAAGACCTAAAATTATCTACTGAATATGCAGCAATAGAAGGAGCATATTTAACAAATATAACGTATTTAATCAGAAAAAGAATAGAGGAATAAAAAGATGGGCATACAAGACATTAAAATATTTATAGAATTATATAGAAAACCAAGTGAGACAGTAATAGATATGAAGACCTGTGTAGATATGCCTGGTTTACCTGTATACGTTTTTATGAAAGATGAAGTCTCAGGTTTTAGTAAAGATATGAGATTAGAGGACTCAGAACACATAAAAGATCAGGGGCAACACATGCTTAAAAGATTTAGGAAAGCAGTAGGTATGAATGCATATAGCAAGTATCTAAACAAGGACATATAACATATACATGTGTCTAATTAAAAATGACCAAACGCACCTTTCAATAAGGCAAAGACGCCCACTACTAAGGCAGACACCACAGCAAAACCGCCCTTCGCATAAGACTTAAAGGTCTCCAGCTCTCGTAGCCGGGGGCCTATATCTTTAAGGTCGTGGCGAATGTCCTTAAGGGAGGAGCTCAGCTCTCCTAGTTCGTGGTGTATATCTGAGTTTGTTACGCGTTTTGTCATGTTAACTTTTCCATATCTTTGCTGCTTTTTCTACTGAACGTCCTACAACGTAACCGCCGAGCCCTATCTTCAGTAGACTAAATAATTCGATCACCTGAGGTTCTGTGACGTTTTCTGGGGTATATCCAAACCACCAGCTTACTACCATACCTAAAAAGGTAAGCATAGTGATGGGTCGCCAAGCGGCCACTAACCAATGCTCTGAAGCCCCCTCGGTCTTTATGACGTTAAAGCGCCCTTCTAGCTCCTTTAAATCACCCGATTGCACCGCTTTAAGCATTTCCAACTTAAGTTTATCGGCTTCCCCTGCGTCGGGAAAGATTTTATCTATTAATGTACCTATTAGAGGTATTGCACTTAAAAATCCCATGCGAACAACCTCCGGTTTTCGTTTATCTTCATATTATCTTAACTTCCTTTTTACCCAATTATTTAATTCAACGCTCCACTTCCACATATATCCCATTGTAATGGCCAAAGGCCGGGGAATATTTGGGAGGTACAGCCCTTTTTCTTTGTCTAATGTCCAACTGGTGAAGGGTACCGTAGGTACAAACTTATCTATATCTACATGGTATTCATCGCCAATTCCAGCATATTTGTTGCGGATGGTCCCGTCTATATCGGTTTTAACCCATTTATTGAAGCTAACACTTAGTTGTTACTACGACTTGTTTCACTACATTATTTTCTATTTCAGCATAATACGCCATTCTAAAGCTCCTTCGTTCCATCTGTATGCATTAGTGTCCTCAGGTATAGGGTTCGGACTTATCCATAAACCAGTAACTTCATTTAAGGACCACGACTTGTAAGGTTGAGGTGCCGTGAAAGCATCTAATTTTCTATTATATTCGTGCCCTACCCCAGCAAAGTTCTTTCTTAAAGGGATATTTCCCCTTAGGTGGACCCCACCTTTCGTGTTATATGAGGTTCTAACCCATTCACCTCCCAAAGACTCTGCGAAGGCTCTACTGGATTTTACGACTCGCGTCACTGTGTTATTTTCTATTCTAGCATAATGTGCCATAGGCCATGGGCCTCCTTTTAAAGTTAAAACTAGGAGCGCAAAGCGCTATCTGTTTATTGAAATTTGTATCTTATTATGATTACACCTGAACCACCAGCCGCACCTACACCTGAACCAGAACCCGAAACACCGCCTCCGCCTCCGCCTCCTGTATTGGCTGTGCCTGCTGTAGCAGAAGTTGTATTATGTTCAGCTCCAGTACCCCCGCCTCCGGTACCTCCAACACCTCCAGTACCTGAGCCACCAATACCACCACCGCCGCCTCCAGCATAAGTTACTGAAGAACCTGTGATAGTATTAGCTGTGCCATTACCTCCCGAACCTCCGTTGGTAGATGATCCATTACCTCCAGCAACTGAGGCACCACCACCTCCACCTCCACCATAGTCAGCTCCCGCAGAGTAACCATTACCACCAGTATTGCCTTGAGAGCCTGTACCTCCAGAACCGGTCCAAGAACCACCACCACCTGAGCCTCCGTTTAAACCGTCAAAAGGAGTTGTTTGAGATTCAGCTCCTCCACCGCCTCCATTTGCTGTTATAGTAGAGAAAGTAGAGTTAGAACCGTTTGAACCATCGGCACTAGATCCAGCGGCTCCTCCTGCTCCAATAGTAGTTGTATATACTGTATCTGTCACAGTAAAATTAGAAGATGCTTGATAACCACCTGCACCGCCTGCTCCACAACCTACACCACCTGCAACGTCTCCGCCCCCGCCACCTCCGCCCACCACTAAGTATTGAACCTTATCACCATCCGTAGGATCAGTGCCCACTGTAGGTGTGAAAGTAGAAGATGAATTAAATGTATGTACTTTATAGTCTCCATCTGTAGTAATAGTGCCTCCTGTGGCAGACATAAATGTAAAACCTGACACTGATGGACCTATAAATCTCGGGGCTATTAACATGACCATATTTTATACCTCTGCTTTTACTGTGAATCTAACGCCTTGACCTGCAATTGTAGATCCTATTTGTGTTACTTTAAATGTGATTCTGTCTCCTGACACGAAATCTTCAGTACCATCTGTCTTTAACGTACCTGCTGTTAGTGTAGCTGTGGATACTGCAAATAAAGGTGCTGTTGCATATACTGTCACGCCATTCTTTTCTATATCTACAATGACTGTTGCTCCTGTCGCTACAGTGTCTATATATCCTGCTTCGCCTGTAATTGAACCTGACCGGCTCATGACCATCTCACCGTATGTTTGAACTGCTACATTTTCTTTGACCATTGTGGCATCAAAGCCCGCCACTAAAGCTATATCGTATGGTAAATCTATAACTGTATTTGTGTTGCCGTCAATGGTTTTGTTAGTTAAAGTAACTGTACCACTGTCTACGTACGCTTTAATAGATTGTTGAGTGGCCAGTGCTGTCGCTGAATCAGTACCCATCGCATCTTCATCAAGAATAGTTGTTACACGAGCATTTGCTGCACCTAATCGTAATCCTGTATCATTAATGTCTGCTCTGCTAGTAGAAGCCGTTTGTAAATCAATCGATCCGTTTGGTATATCTATGAGGTCTGTACCGTCCGGAGAGGTAATTTGATTGCCGTTTAGGTCTAGGTCACCGCCTAGTTGAGGTGTAGTGTCATTTACTACGGATGCTATACCTCCTGTATTGGCTATCCAGCTTAATTGACCTGCTCCGTCGGTTTCAATTACGTAGTTAGCTGTTCCATCCGCTTGTGGCCATTTAAGGCCATCTAAAATAATATCGCCTGTAGTATCTGGGGTGATCGCAATGTTTCCAGCCGCTGCCGACACGATTGCTGCGCCGTTGACGTCTAAAGCACCGCCTAACTGAGGGGTTGTATCGTCTACAACATCCGCAATACCAGATCCGGCCGGTCCTGTAGGTCCCGTAGCGCCTGTAGGTCCGGTTGCCCCTGTAGACCCTGTGGAACCTGTGGAACCTGTGGAACCTGTAGGCCCTGTGGCCCCTGTGGCTCCTGGGGTACCTACTGAGATTCTAGATAGTTGTACATTCAAGTCTAGGGCCTGTTCTAGGGATTCCGCATCTAAAGGGCCCCCATTAGATAAATTAACCGTTTGTGTGAAGGGCGGATTCAAATTTAGAACTAGGGATTCACCAGTTGCCGGGGCAGTGACCATAGTAACGGTGGCTGTACTGTCTCCTATACCGCTTACTGTGTAATGTGTGGTAATAGTCTGCACTACAGCGTCCAAGGTGACCTCTACATGGCTTACATCATACAGTTTAAAGTCGGTAGCAAATGCCACAGTCGAGCTATTACCCGCATACGTTATCGATTTTGAGGTACTTGTTACGGTCATTTTATTTTTTCCTTGTGTTAATTCTGATCTTGTGTTATAATTCTAATTAGGCGCCATAGTAGGGCCGGTTTACGGCTCAATAATCTTCTCTTGGCCTGCTTTTGCTAGGCGGGCTTTTTCGAGATTAGATATTCTTTTAAACTGTTTCTGGCTTAAAAAGGATTCTTTCATCCAAGTTCCTATAGTTTCATCCCAGAGTTCCCCCGTTACTGCATGTTGCTTAAGAGGGTTAAAGCCCTCGGCCACTCTTAGTAGGTCACTGGCAAATTTAGTGTCTTTACCTTGTGCGGCTTTAACTGCGTTGCTGAGAAAGGCATCGCCTATGTCCGCTACAGTACCTAAGGCGACTCCTGAGGCCTTTCTTCCGGCGAATTCGGCCATGCTTTGATTAAAACCAATACCCGCTGAACCGGCCACTGCCATGACTATATCGCCAAAGAAGCCGGTCATGCCGCTTTGCAGGAGCGCATCTGTATGATGTTCCGGATCGGTAAAGTCGGTAGTCTTATTATTAACGGCGTTACGTGTAATCATGACCGCTTGGCCAAGTACATAGCCTCTTACGGCTAGTTTAGCAAATAATGCACCTTTTCCGGCCCCTCTAGAGAGCCATCTTTCAAATTGTGCGCCATTAAAGCCTTGGAATGTCGTGAGCATGTCGGCTACAATGCCTAATGCTGGATTCACTTGCTTAACTTGAGCGCGGAATTTCTGTACCTGCGCAGATGTGGTAGGTGTACCCATTTGTTCCACACGTGCCACCAAAGAGGCGAGCTGTCGTGATTGCTTCGGGTGTGCCTTCGATAGGAATGCTGGAGCCATAAAAGGTACTCCCTCTCTCAATTCAATACCACCTGCACGCATGATGTCCCAATCGGCCGCCCCAATACCAAAAAGTTCCATATCAGCCTGTAGCTGAGGATGAAGTTCGTCAAAACCCACTTTCTTGTAGCTGCCGAGGTTCATACTGAAGCGTTTAACGTTTAAAGCGCGTCCCATATCGGTAACTAAAGGCAGACCGCTGGAACGTAAAGCTGCAGAGGACCATCTCTCCACGTTTTCTAGGCCGTATACGCTAACATAACCGCGTACGGCATCTTGCATTACGTCATTATAGTGTGTAGAACTCAGGCCTAATTCGGCCACGAATGCGTTATTGTCGCGAAGAATAGATCCCATTTGAAGGTCTATACCCGCCCCTAAATCTTTAAAGCCGCCCTTAGGTAGACCGTAAAATTCCGAAACACCTTTACGGAAGTTTGTATCGGAAAAGAATGCAGTAATTTGAGCGCCTTTTAGCAGTTTCACCGGGCTGGCTGCTTTTATTACGTTAAGGACATATGTAGGCGTCACTAGGAATCGGTTTAAACCAACTGAGTTATAGGCATTCCATACTGTATCATAGCCGCCTTTCATGTATTTAATGTTAGAATCGATAGTAGATTCGCCGCCAACTAGGCCGCCTTCCTTCATAGAGGCATTAACGAGGTTGCGATATCGGTTTAAATCTCCGCCGAAACCCTCCATATCGGCACTACTTGCCGCCATATCTTTCATTTGTTTGAGGTGAGAACCTAAAATGTTCATTTGACCAGGTTTACCTGAGCCATATTTCTTCTGCATGGCGCGCCACCCGTCAAAATCGCCCGAAAAGGCATTATGTTGGAAGTCCCGCAAGAATTCAGCGGGAGATTTACCGTCCAGCTCTTCTTTAGTGAGTGAACGTGCTCCGGATTTCAGTGCTTTAAATACGCTGCGTAGGTAGCCATCAAAACCCTCTTTATGTGCGACAGCCGCCGGCACATTAGATATTAGATGTTCTTTGTTTAGTACTTTAGAAATATCAGTAACGAACTCAGCTTCAGTGAGCTCTTGTAAAGAGCCTCTTTGTATATCGAGAGCCATATTATTCTTAGGGGGATCATTCAAATATCCACCGCCCAATTTACGTAAAGTATCGCGACCCACTTTTAAGGATTCAAGCATGCCTTCGGCAATAGTTTTGGACTCGCCTTTGATCGTAGCATCGCCCATCATAGAACGCGCTATCTGCTCCTGAGCGCCGCTTTCCATATTTCGCAGTGCCTTCTGTTGTAAATTAGAAGTAGCAGTACGTACGGGCACGCTATAGGCGTTTAAATGGCCATCCTGCAGGTCTGCGTGCTTAGTTAGCGTCAATTCACGCACTAAAGAGCCAATTCTTGCCTTTTGGCCTGGTTTTACTCCGGCAACTGTGCGGTCGACTTGCCCGACAACCTCATCAAAGGCTGAGGCACGCCGTACAAGCTGGTCGGCCTCATGGCCAACTAAAGCCGCAACTCTTCTTCCCGCCTCTTTTTGGTCGCCAAGATGCGACGCTAAAGTTTCCTGCATTCTAACGTAGCGGGCCGATTCGGCATTGGTTAACAGGCCACTTTTGACCATTTCACCTAAACATTCTGTAATTCTACTCATTTTTAAATTCCAAGCATTTATCTTCTTATATATTACACGCTTTTAGAGCTTTGGCAACTTCTCTTAAATTCTTCACTTGCCCATTTAGCTTCTTATAGCCAAGTTCCGAAGCACCTTCAGCCACCGCTAAACGATCCATCCTCGCAGATAAGTCTGCAGTAACTTCCGGCGCCTGCGCTTTCAAGGTCTTAAAGCTATCTATAGTGTTTGTTATAGGAACCTCTAGGACGCCCTCTGGAGCAGTGGTTTGTAGGCGCATGTAGGCTTCTTCCATAGAACCAGGTAGGTCCAGGTCAAAGGCGTGTACATCTCTCTCCGACGCCCTGAGCGCCAACTTATACGTAAAGTCTGTTTTACCTGTCGCATCACTGAAGAAACGCGTCTTAACTGGCGTTAATTCACTTGGATCCACACCAAACTTTGCAGCAAATCTAGGTAGAGCTGCATCGGCCGCATCTTTGGTGGCATATGAGCCGCCCTTAGGTAAAGTCTTGAGTTCAGTATTTCCCACTAAAGCATATTTGCCATCTTTAGTTTTGAATACCTGCAAGTTCGCCAAAGCATCGTCGCTTTTTCTGAGTCTTTTGAGGTTATCTCGCGCTTCATCTAAAGTGTCATATACAGACGCTTTCAGTGCCGATTTGCCTTTAAGAGGTTGCCCCCTTTTACCTAATACGCCAACTTGCTCTAGATTAGTCGCAAATTTACCTGATGAGGTAAGCGGAGGTACTGAATCCGAGGCAATACGAGTGGCTATAACCACCTCAATATTCTGTCCGCCTCTAGTTAGGCGCTCTAAATCGTCTAAAGCAGCTCTTGCATCTACGTCTGGCCTTGCAAGTAATAGCTCTTTAAGTACCTGCCTAGGTGTTAAATTTCCGTCAGCACGTCTTTTAACGAACCTTTCAAGGTTTGCAGCGGCCTTTTTAGTGACTGCTTTTGAATCGAGTTGCTTAATTGCACTTTTAAACTGCACAGTAGGGTTGAATTTAACGTTGGCCTTAGCATTAGGTACCATCATATCGTTCACAAAGGCTGCTTTTTGGTTGCCCCGTGTCGCAAGGGCCTCGTCTAAGCGCCCACCATAGGCCTTTAATTGGTTTAATTCAGATTTTGCAGCTGCTTGCACTTCAGGAGACAGTTTACTAATTGCCTTCTCCGACTCATATATAAATTTTGAAGTGGAGTTACCGCTTTTCTTCAATAGCTTGGCAAGCCCTTTACCTGCAATCTTCGTGGCAGCCTTTGTAGAGATACCCAAAACTCTGAGAATCCCAGGCCCAAAAGTAGCACCTGCAACGGCCGTGGATTTTTCAGCAAAGGATCCTTCAAGCTGAGATTGTATGGCAGCTTCCGATACAGCCCCTATAGTTGCATCTAAAACTACTTTTCCAGCGAGAGTTGCACCTTTAACAAGCTTACTTACGATACCTCCTGTTAAAGCAGAAGCTACAGTAGGAAAGTCGGTGGCTAATGCGACAATACCTGCCCCTACTGCCCCTATTATATTCTTATCCTTGCCATCACCTTCGGCTATCTTATCTCTATTAGAGTTGAATTCAGCATTTAGATCGTTAATAGTCTTAACGTCAAAAGCACCGGGAAATTTCTTGCCTAGTTCTTGTATTTGTGTGTCGAACTTATCAGCTGTATCCTGAAAAGGCTCTCCGAAAACGAAACCCCCACGAGTACCTTTATAGTTACCTCTTATCGGCTCACTTATACCTAGCTCAGGTTTAATTTTCACACCCGTAGCTTTTTCCACTTTATCCAAATAGGCTTTTAGGTCGTCTTTAGCTAACCCTAACTGGCCAGATTCTAGAGATACACCGAAAGATTTCCGGACGGCATCAAATGAATCGCCGATATTTTCGGCATCAAATAAATCGTCGATATTTTTGTCGAGATCAGTTAGTCCCGCACCTTCGCCTGCTCGAACTTTAGTATTCGTAAATCTATTCGCCATCTAAGAAATCTCCCATGTCTATTTCGAATCTAGTTTCACCATCTTCAATCACAAGAGGCGTACCGTCTACATTTAAACCGTATACGCCATAAGCCAAAGGTACCCATTCAATGTCGTCTTCATCGAATTTTACAGGGTCTCCTGCTAAGGTACGTGCTTTGTCAACTTGGCCGTTAGAAAATTCAGTAAGTTTTTCACGGTCCGCGAAAAGTTCACTTACACCGGCTTCAAATTGTTCTGCTGTGGTGCCCTGGGGTAACGTTAAAGACTGTCTAAAACCAAAAGTACCTATTTTTTGTGTATTCACAATGGCTTTTACTGCATCATTTTCGCTCATGCCCCCTCTCATGAGGGCCACTACAGCGGCGGACATTTGCGCGTTCGCGTGATCGGATGCGGCGCCTTGGTAAGGAGTAGTATTGCCAAAAGAGTGTTTAGGTTCATCTGCGCCTGGCTTTAAAGGACTCGCACGGCCAATTAAGATATCATCTTGTAGCTCTTTATGTTTGTTGCCCATACGCAAAGCAAAGCCCATTGCATCGGTAGGATCGAGTTGTTCAGCCATAGAGTCACGCGTACCTCCGTCGAGATTTGCCGTGGCATCTAAGTGCCTACGACCTCCCTCAGGGTTGTCTATGAGAGCTTTAACGCGTGCAAGCTCAGAAGATTTAGAGTAGAAAGGTATTTTGTCCCCCAACACTTTAGAGGCCACTTCAATATCTGACGCCCGATCTTCAAGTTCGGACGCTGAGCTGAGGTCGCCAATGTGCTCTTCCACAAGACCGCTTGCAATAGCAGCATCTAGTGGTTTCTTCACAATGTCGTTTTGCTTGGAAATAGCCGCTTCACGGATTTCCTTATTGCCAGATTTTGTTAGCGTAACAAGTTCCTGCATATTAAAGGGAAGACTGGCTTTAATTTCTTTTAGTGTGAGCTTCTTTTCTTTGCGTACGCTTCTATCAGCAAGGATTTCGGCCTTGCGTGCATTAGCGTCTATTTTATTTCTAGCGGCATTTTTAAGGCGTATTACATTTTTTCCAACTTTATCGGAATTTGTTTTAAGCCATTCCAATGCCTGGGTAGGGTTTTTACGTATCATAGAGCCCACAGCTGTATTTATTAGCTGGTCAGTACCTTTTTTCAAGCCTTTTTGAATGTTACCTTCTGTCATGCCCGTTCGGCGAGCAGTTTTATAGAATTCATTCGTCCAATTTTGCGTAGCATCTTCCAAACTATCGGGATCTTCATCCAGGCCGCTTAATACACTGCCGATTCCATCCATTGTAGAGTCTAAACGCCCATCGGCCAAGTCTCTTGCCTCTGTAGCTAACCGTTTCGCTTCGATACCCACGTCTTCTGTACGTATGGCCGTGTCGAATCCTTGGCGCAATGCGCTGGACTGCTCCGTATCACCTCCGTGACCATTATCGTTTTTATGTCTTATTTTACTGCTTACATACCCCAAAGCACCTTTATATGCATCTTCGTAGGTTGCTGCGGATTCATTTGGAAATTGCTTTTTAAAGTTTTGTATAGTCGTGCGTAAATCTAAACGTGCTTCTACCGGATCTGAATAATTCTTACCTGACAAGCTTTTGATGACTTCCCCTAAAGATATACCATTGTTTTGACCGCTACCATTAAACCGACTAGGGCCACTTCCAACTTTGTTGCCTTCACGACCGAGAGAACTCAGTGTGCCCCTACTATAGCCTTCAGCTTTCAGTTGTGCAGCCGCTATTTCATGAATAGCCGCCTTATTTTCCGGAGTCTCTATTGCAGCACCGATTGCCGTATCCAGAGTCGAGTTAGCTTCTTTTGAACCCACTAATCCCGCCAAGGTATCGACTGACGCATTACCGTCAACCTCTTTAGTTTCTTCGTATACTCTACGTGCCTCTTTTAAGGAGGTACCGGCTAAATCAGCACCTTCCGGCGCTACACCGGCCTGCCTAGAGGCATCGCCTTCAGGCGTCACGCCTTCATTAGGAGGACGTTGTCCTGTGAGGGACTCTGTCAAATCTCCAAAGAATTTTGTATCTTTATTTTCTATTGCTTCAGTGATTTGATCGCCGAGTTCGCCGTTTTGATACGCCTCCCTCATTTTCCCTAGGTCTGTCGTTTTCCCTGAGGCTACCATTTTTCCTGAGTCTGGAGTATTAGAATTTTCCATTTTTACCCTTTTATTTTAAAAACTTTATTATAGTGCCATCTAGTTTTTCTAATTGCGGCCCCTGAACTGTCCCTTGGAATAGCTCACCAAATTGCGAAGCCGCCCTTACATTAGCTGCCCCTGAGACGCTAGCGCCTTTAGTAGAAGCCAATGTTCCAGTTATAGCATCTCGTGTAATGTTTAGAATATTTTCCCTGCGCGTGACTCCTTGGGAAGCCTGTATATTACCCGCAAGTGTTGACTGTCTGGCCGCTTCCTGGCCTGCCCCTATAGATTGAATGCCCGCAGCCCCAAAAGACGCTTTCTTACGCCCTATAATCTGAGCTGTTTGACGGCGCCTTTGATCTTCTTGCAATGTTCTTTCTCGATTAAATTCCGAGAGTAACCTATTGGTTTTTGTTGCCGCACCTGCTACCCGTATAGATCCTGCCGCAGCCGCGCCCTCCACACGACCTCTAGCTGAAATGGCCGCACCACGTAACCTAGCTTTTTGCTGGGAATTTCTGGTACGTTGCTGTGCATCTTGTGCACTTCTACGTTCGTCGAACCTGGCTTCGGCCCTCCGAAGGGCCCGTGTAGATTTAGGGCCAGGTATAAAAAGCTCTTCGCCTGGGTGGGGTAACCTGTTTTTTCTAGCTTGGAATTGAAGGTCTGCTAAACTTGCCATATTATGTCTCCGAAACGTTGGTGTCGACACTAATGCCGAGGATTGAAAGTGGTAGGCCTCCTACAGAAGTCACTGTAGCGGAGGGTTTTAAGTTACTGCCTCCGTTGAGTGTTTCTACTTTAGTACCTGTAAACAAGGTTGGCCCTTCTCCGGCCACTTGCCCTGCATTGAATTCAATATTAGATACGGCCGAACTACCTACTTGGACTTCAGCCCCGTTGGTACTTAGCACCTTAACACCTATCTCGTGAATTCTTGTCTTTTTTGATTCTCTTGAACCTCTAGTACTCCCCCCTACGACTTCAGTCGTCTTTAAAGTGGACGTATAAGGCAGCCCTACTTGCACAACCGATGCAGCCGTCACCAATGTAATCTGGTTCCCGCTTACTACTTGTTGCGGATGTACCGCCCCATCGGCTAAAATATCGACTGTTTCACCTTCTAGGTGGTCCAGGCCTGTAATTATTGTAGCAGAAGCTCCGTCATATGTCAAGGCAGAGTCCACACAAATCACATCTTCTTTAGCTAGATTCTCAATATCCGCAGAAAGTATTTCTATATACTGTCCGCCGGCCCTTGTGATAGACGTATACACTGAGGTACCAACTGCTTGGATAGACTCATATAAATCCGTAGCTACGTGCTTGTGCCAAGCCATAATTTTATTTTCTTCGTTGTATGTGACACCTACTAATTCGTTACCACTACTTACTATCCATAATACATCTTCGGCAATACACATCTCTTTAATGCCGTTAGTAGTTAGGTGACTAGAGAATTTCGAAATATCTTCAAAACTAAAACCCGAAAACTCACCGCTCTGAAAGATAATGCTTCCAAGTTTAGTGGCGTTCGTGTGCGTAAAGAAGGTAGTACCCTGGAAAAATAAGGGGCGTGTGTCTGAGGCACGTGTGTCCGTAATACGTCTAAAAAGAGGAGAGGAAAGGGGGTTAATACCCGTTTCAGCCGCTCCCGACATGGAATAAACCCCATTGGCCGCTCCAATTAGCAGTCTTTGGGCCGGTAATATCCATTTAATAGACTCTACATCACTTAATTTAAAGTTTAGAGCGGATGCAGCCGTCAAAGTACCGTCCTCGCCTTCACCGTTCTCAAAATCAG